TCCTTGGCTGTGGCTACGGCATGGGCGCAGTGAAGTTCCAAGCGCAGCTAAAGACTTTCGGTGTATCGCTGCCATCGTCAGAGTGTGCCAGCATCGTATATAAGTACAGGGACCAGTTCGAACGCATACCGCTCTTGTGGGCGGAGGGCGACAAGGCTCTCGACGCTCTTATGTCTACTCGCACCGCACCTCTAGGCAAGCATGAGGCTGTGCTGGTTGATATGTTTGGTGTGCGTCTACCTAACGGTATGTATCTAAGGTACGATAACCTACGCAAGCAGCGGGACCAGAAGTCGGGGCGTGACCAGTTTGTCTACGATGTCAAGAAGGGTCGGGCTACGCTACCTACGTATATGTACGGGGGTAAGCTCATAGAGAACGTGTGTCAGGCACTTGCCCGTATCATTATCGGTGAGCAGATGCTGATGGTCGCACGTAAGTATCGCGTAGTTATGACTGTCCACGATGCCGTGGGGGTTATTGTCCCAATAGAAGAGGCCGACAAGGCCCGTGCGTTTGTCGAGGCATGCATGCGCATGCGGCCTAAGTGGGCACCGACACTACCATTAAACTGTGAAAGCAAAATAGGAGCAAGCTATGGCGGATGAGCCACACGAAGTAGTCAAACTATTACTCGCACGGATGGAGAGCCATCCCGAAGAGTTTAGGCTTAAAGACCCGTCGTACCATGACCGGTGGTACAACCACATGAGCGCGATAAACACCTACGGTAGCGAGGCTGACAAGGCTGCGCTTGCTGCAAAGACACGAGATATTAGGCTGACCGAAGTCCACGAGCAGGTGATGGACGAGTTGCTCAACGGTGATGACCGTCGCCGCAAGGAAGAGGAAGAAGCCGAGTACGAGCGTAACTTGGCTACGCAGGGTATGTTGTCGCAGAGACAAGCGCAGCAGCAAGCGCAACAGGCGGCGCAGCAGCAACAAGCGCAACAGAACGCCATGATGAGTCAGTATAAGAACGCCTACGCGAACCAACTAGGCCAGCTAGGGCAATACAACCAAGCGCAAGCTGTAGGGTTATCGGGTGCTTCGCCAACATCAATACTTAAGAAACTATTAGGAGCAAAATAATGACTGAAGAAAAACGTCCAAGCCTTATGATTGCCACCCCCATGTACGGGGGCATGTGCACAGGACACTACGTGCAAGGTCTCCTTATGACCATGAACAAGATGCGTGACCTAGGTGTTAACGTAGCATGGTGCCAGATTATGAACGAGAGCCTTATCACACGGGCACGTAACGAACTGGCACGGGTATTCCTTGAGAGTGACCACGACTACCTTATGTTTATCGACGCCGACATCGGCTTTGATGCAGAGGCTATCGCGCACCTTCTGCTAGCCGACAAGGATATCGCATGTGGTATCTACCCTAAGAAGGAAGTGAACTGGGATAGCGTCAACCGTGCCGCCCTTGCGGGTAAGACGGACCTTGAGAACCATGCCGGAGCATTCGTGTTCAACATGGTAGGCAATAGTGATACGCACACAGACGAGACAGGCTGCATCGAAGTCCGCCACGGCGGCACAGGCTTCATGCTAATCAAGCGGGGGGTATTTGAAGCACTTGCACCGCACGTGCCAACCTATCGCGTATCGTCATTCCAAGACCCAAAGACAGGCGAGTATGCCAAGCCTTTGACCCACGAGTTTTTCGCTACCAGCATCGACGACAGCGGTGCATTGCTAAGCGAAGATTACCATTTTTGCGAGTTGTGGCGCAACCACGGCGGCAAAATACACGCCCACCCGTTCATCAAGTTACATCATGTAGGCACGTATGTGTTTGGTGGTGACATCTTGCAGAGTGGCGGCAATCTTAAGTGAAGGAGCAAGTGAAATGAGTAAGATTAACGTACCAAAATACCAACCATCCCAGTACAAAACTAAGTTTGACGCAGTCCTAGACATGCTCAAAAGTGGGGAGACAGTGAAGCAGATTAAGGAGCGCATGTTGGTTAGCGATAGCTACATATATGCGGCGAAGAAGAAGCTTAAGGAAGTGACGGATGGGGTTATAGTTGAAGCCGCAGCGGCTCTTAAAGAAGCCTGTACCTTTACACCAAAACCCGAACCCGAAGTTAGTGGAGTGGGTAAGGTGCTAGACGAGAGGGAAGCGCAGTATGGCTCGTACATGCAGGTGTCTGACACTGCTATCCGGATTAAGGGTATCATGCACAATGCAGTCGCCCGTAACGAAGCGCACCTATACCCCGACCAGCTACAGGCATTGGATATGATTGCCACTAAGATAAGTCGTATTGTAAATGGCAATCCAAACCACACAGATAGCTGGATTGATATAGCCGGATATGCTACGTTAGTGGCTGACCGTCTCCAAGGGAAATCTAGATAACATGACAGCGTGGTCCTATAGTAGCATCAAGACCTTCGACCAATGTCCGAAGAAGTACTTCCACCTCAAGGTGGTTAAGGACGTAAAGGACGACCCCGGCGAAGCAGCTATCTATGGGACCAACGCCCACGAAGCAGCCGAGCATTATATTAAGCACGGTACGCCGATACCAGAGAAGTTCAGCATCATGCGGCCCGTGGTAGAGGTTCTGGCCCAGTTTGAGGGCGAGAAGCACACCGAGTTAAAACTAGGCGTCAGGAAAACGGATACTGGCTACGCGCCATGCGGTTTCTTCGACAAGGACGTGTGGTGGCGGGGCATCGTCGATTTACTTATCGTAAACGACACAACTGCCCACATGGTAGACTACAAGACGGGTAAGAACGCCAAGTATGCAGACATGAAGCAGCTAGACCTTATGGCTGGCGCGGTGTTCGTGCACTACCCGAAGATAACCAAGGTTAAGTCAGGGCTGGCGTTTGTGGTGTCCAACGAGTTTCCTAAGAAGACCCACAAGCGTGAGCACTTGGATACGTACCTATCCGTGTTTGATGACCAGCTAGAACAGCTTGAGGACAGCATGCGAAATGGTGTATGGAACGCAAAGACCAGCCCACTATGTGGATGGTGTCCAGTTAAAAACTGCGAACATTGGAAACCACGGAGATATTGATGGCACGGGATTACAGGGCGGAGTACGATAAGTACCAAGGCACAGCGGTGCAGAAGAAGAACCGCGCTGCGCGTAACGCTGCCCGTGCCAAGATGGCTAAGGCTGGCAAAGTCAGCAAGGGTGACGGAAAAGACGTTGCCCACGTAAAAGCATTTGACAAAGGTGGCACCAACAAGACAGGGCTACGTGTAGAAAGCAAGTCCGCTAATCGGTCTTTCCTCCGTGATAAGAAGGGTAACCTCGTGTCGGAGCGCAGCAAGCGGGAACGTAAAAAGTAACCACGAAGGAGCAGTCGTGCAGATAATTGATAACAAGGCGTTGCTAATCACAGCGCCGAACGCACATACTATACCTAACCACATAGAGAAAAGCGCCGCCGTTAAGGAAGGCGTAGTTGTTAAGTGGGGGCACACAGAGGCTACGCAGCTAGCTAAGCTTGGGTTCGACGGCGTGCCGTCCCCTATGTTGCGGGACTATAAGTGGACAGGTAAGTACGCGCCGTTCGACCACCAGAAAGAGACAGCAGCATTCTTGTCAATCCGTAAACGCGCCTTTTGCTTTAACGAGCAGGGTACGGGCAAGACAGCCAGCGTCATATGGACTGCCGACTACCTGATGAAGAAGGGCAAGATTAAGCGCGTACTGGTGCTATGCCCCTTGTCGATTATGAAGTCAGCTTGGCAACGTGACTTGTTTACCTTTGCTATGCACCGCTCGTGTAGCGTAGCACATGGGCCTGCCCCACAACGCAAGAAGATTATCGCGGCAGGGGCAGAGTTCGTCATCATTAACTTCGATGGGTTGGCTATCGTCAAGGACGAGATAATCGCGGGGGGCTTTGACCTTATCGTAGTAGACGAGGCGAACGCATATAAGAACGTGCAGACTAACCGCTGGAAGATGTTCGACAGGATTGTACAAGCCACAGACCCATGGCTTTGGATGATGACGGGTACACCCGCTGCCCAGTCCCCTATAGATGCTTACGGATTAGCTAAGCTAGTTAACCCAGAGGGTTGCCCTAAATATTTTACCGAGTTTCGTGCGTCCATCATGCACAAGGTGACGCATTTCAAGTGGGCACCAAAGCCTTACGCATCCGAGTATGTACATAACATACTTCAGCCAGCTATCCGGTTCGAGAAGAAAGATTGTCTTGACTTGCCCGAAGTGACGCACGTGTCACGTGAGGCTCCGCTAACGACGCAGCAGAACAAGTACTACAAGATGCTCAAGGAGCAGATGCTGATTGAGACTGCAGGAGAAGAAGTCAGCGCAGTCAACGCGGCTACGCAGATAAACAAGCTACTGCAGATAAGCGGAGGCGCGGTCTACACGGATACTGGTGAGGTGCTGGAGTTCGACGTGTCTAACCGTGTTAACGTCGTACTAGAGGTTATTGAAGAAGCCAGCCACAAGGTGCTTGTCTTCGTGCCGTTCACGCACACCATTGAGATACTACGCGCTAGGCTAGAGAAGGAAGGCATTCCGTGCGCTGTCATCAACGGCAAGGTGTCACTGAATAAGCGCAGCGAAATCATTGAGCGGTTCCAGACCCATAAAGACCCACACGTGCTAATCATCCAGCCACAGGCTGCATCGCACGGTCTCACGCTCACAGAGGCAGACACTGTCATCTGGTATGCGCCGGTAACCAGCGTGGAAACCTACCTGCAAGCTAACGCACGTATCGACCGTCCCGGCCAGAAGAACGCCATGACCATCGTGCATATCAAAGGCAGTCCGGTGGAGGAGCGGCTGTACAGCATGCTCAAAAATAATATCTCCAACCACAAAAAACTTATTGACTTGTATAAGGAAGTTATGGAAATATAGTATTTGACATTGTCAAAGATAGGTGGTAGCTAACAATAACCAAGGCACCACCACAACGAAGGAGCATAATATGGAAGACTTACCCGTAGACAAGCTTGTGCGCGTCTATCGCAAAATACGCGATGCCGTGCAGGAGAAGGAAGACGCTCACAAAGCCGCGATAGCCGAGCTTAAGGAGCAGATGGACATGATTAGCACCAAGCTGCTGGAAATCTGTAACACACAGAACGTCGATAGCTTACGTACCAAAGAAGGTACGATAACACGGCGCGCTGCTACCCGTTACTGGACTAGCGACTGGGGGTCCATGTACGCCTTCCTCAAAGAACATGACGCCATGCACCTGCTTGAGCAGCGCATCCACAATGGCAACATGCGTGATTACTTAGAGGAGAACCCCGATAGCCTGCCTATCGGCCTCAATGCAGATACTAAGTATGTGCTTTCGGTTCGCAAACCAACAACCAAGTGAGAGAAACAATGACCAATCTAACTATTTTCAAGAACCCCAATGCTGTCGCAGTAGCGCTACCACCGTCCAAGATGGGTACGCAGATTGCTGCGGGTATGGGCGGCTACAACCGCATCGCAACTAACACTAACGGCACCTTCAAGCGCATCGTAAATGGTGAGCAGGTTGGCAAGGCCATCCGCGGTGAGTTTAACGCCATCATCCTAGCTATGTTGGATAAGCCTAGCCGTAGCTTCTACGCCAGCGATTATGACCCCGACGCTAAGGGCAGTGCACCTGACTGCTTCTCTAACCTAGGTGACAAGCCAGAGGCATCCGCATCCAACCGCCAAGCCAGCAACTGCGCTAGCTGCCCCAAGAACATCGAAGGTTCGGGCAAGAACGGTAAGGGTAAGGCATGCCGCTTCAGCCGTAAGGTCGCGCTGTTCTTAGACGGTGACGAGTCCGGTGATGTATACCAGTTCAACATTCCAGCTAAGTCGCTATTCGGTAAGAACACAGGTAACACCCTGCCGTTTGAGCAGTACTGCCGCCACCTAGTGTCGAACCAAGCAGCACCTGACCGCGTAGTTACCACAGTTGCATACAACCTCGACGCCGAGACTATGGAGCTTAACTTCACCGCTGACCGGTTTATTACCCCCGAAGAGTACGAGCGTGTCGTTCAAGCACAAGAGAACCCAGCAACCACGCGTTTGATTAGCTTTGACCAGACGAAGGCCACTGCCCCCGCCGAAGAAGCACCGAAGCTTGAAACCAAGAGCAGCCCTAAGAAGCCATCCTTCATGGACGACGATGGTGAGGACGATGAAGAAGAAGCATTGCCTGAACCAGTGAAGCGTCCATCTAAGAAAGCTGCCCCCGTTGAAGCACCTACCGGCAGTCTTGCCGCTGTGGTTAGCGACTGGGCCGATGACGACGAAGAAGACTGATGAGCAGCGGCTATAGCCTACGTATACAGGAAGCAAACTCCAAGGCGAACAAACACAAGCTGGGTGTTCGTCTTGGTAGGCTTTGCATTGCGCAGGACATTCCCGTAGCTGTGGTAGCTAAGTGTACAGGTGTAACAAGGCAAACAGTGTATAACTGGTTCTGTGGGACTTCGGTTCCACACAGCACTGCCACGGCGCTTATAGTTTCCTACATGACGAGTTTGGAGAGTTCTACCTCCTAGTGGGGTAGAACATTTTTCTTTTAGGGATGGGCTTGTGATTTGCCCAATGGAGTGGTGTCTGCGTGGCGGAGGATTTTGACCTATTATCAGCGGTGCAGCCCGAAGAGGGTTGGTACGCTATCGTCGGACTAGGCCCCGACACTAAACAACAGAAGTTAGTAGAAACACGTGAAGAAGCCGACGAATGGGCTAAGACGTTCCTCAACCAAGGGAAGAATGTATTTTTTGGTGTAGCTAAGTATACAGACGGTAAGAGCAGGAAGAAAGATAACGTCAAGGCGCTCAAGTCACTTTGGCTAGATATAGACTGCGGACCGGAGAAAGATTACGATACACAGGCAGAGGGGGTAGATGCCCTTCGTAACTTCTGTAAGACAGTTGGTATGCCCAAGCCTACCCTAGTTAATTCTGGGCGTGGTCTGCACGTATATTGGACGCTGACCGAAGAAGTTACCCGCGAAGAGTGGGAGCCAGTGTGCACAAGGCTGAAGGAAGTATGCACCACCAAGGGGCTACGTGTCGATAACAGCTGCTTCGAAGCAGCGCGCATACTGCGTATTCCGGGCACGTTTAACTTCAAGGGCACAGACCCGCTTCGCGTCGAGGTTATGAATGTAGGCAAGCCGACGCCCATACAGGACATACGTGAACTGTTGGGGGTAAAGGAGGCGAAGGAGACCAAGGCGTCACTATTCGGTGATATGCCCGTGTTTGCACCCAGCCCGTTAGCCAAGCTTATACGTTCCAACATGGAGTCGAGCTTCACCAAGATTATGATGCGCGGCCAGAATGGGTGCAGACAGCTTAACGCCAGTTACGAAGACCGCAGGGAAATATCTGAGCCACGTTGGTTTGCTGCGTTGTCAATCGCCAAGTTCTGCAAGGACCGTGATAAGGCAATACACAAGCTATCCGCAGACCACCCTGACTACGACGCTGACAAGGTTGAGCAGAAGGTAACACACATAGTCGGGCCGCACACCTGTGCGGAGTTCGAGAAACACAATCCCGGCGGATGTGCAGGGTGCCCGCATGCTGGCAAGATACGTTCCCCTATTACACTAGGCAAAGAACTGAAAGAGGCAACTCCAGAGGACAATGTCGTCATAGAGGAGACCCAGCTTGGGGCAGTGAAGTATCATATACCCGAGTTTCCCTTCCCCTACGTACGGGGCAAGCATGGCGGTGTATGGCGCAAGGTTACACCCAAAGACGAGGAAGAAGGCGTCGAGGACGTTGTATTGGTGTACCCGTACGACATATATGTAGCCAAGCGGATGGATGACCCAGTCGAGGGGGGTGTAGCACTTATCCGTCTGCATAGCCCACAGGACGGCGTCAAAGAGTTCACGGTGCACAATTCAAAGGTGATGGACGGTAACGAGCTGCGCAAGTTCCTCGCCTCTAAGCACGTAATGCTTAGCTCCAAGGTCGATTATGCGTACTTGGTGGACTTCATAGTAAAATCAGTAGCTCAATATTTTCACAACACAAAGGTAGAACAAATGCGAAATCAATTTGGATGGGTAGATAACGACAGTAAGTTTATCGTGGGCGACCGCGAGATAAGCGCAGAAGGGACGTACCATAGCCCACCGTCGTCAGTCACCAAAGCACTAGCCGAACACATGACAGCTAAGGGTACGTTAGAGAAGTGGACAGAGGTGTTTAACCTGTACGGACGTCCGGGCCTTGAAGGGCATGCGTTTGCAGCAGCCACCGCCTTCGGTGCGCCTCTCCTGCGCTTCTCTGGTCAGCGTGGGGCAATCATTAACGTGGTGCACCCCAAGTCAGGCACAGGCAAGACTACAGCCCTGCAGATGGCTAATAGTGTATACGGCGACCCCGTAGCGCTTTGTGCCAAGAAGGACGACACGTTCAACTCGAAGGTGTTTAAGATTGGTGTCTTCTGTAACCTGCATATCAGCTTCGACGAAATGTCGAACACAGAGCCCAAGCAACTAAGTGAACTCGCCTACTTGATTACACAGGGTACAGGCAAGGACCGCATGAAGGCATCATCTAACGAGCTTCGGGCAAACCTGACATCATGGCAGACCATCGCGCTGTGCTCGTCTAACCACTCGTTCTACGAGAAGCTGGAAATCGCTAAGGGGTCGCCTGATGGTGAAACCATGCGTATCATCGAATACAGCATCGACTATTCTGACGCGATTGACATCGAGTATGGCAAGAAGATGTTCGACCACCAGCTGCTTGAAAACTACGGGCATGCAGGTGACATCTACGCTCGGTATCTGGTTACGCACTATGACGAGGTTAAGGCGCTCTACGCTACGGTTCAGCAGCGCATCGACTCCAAGCTTAAGCTAACACAACGTGAGCGGTTCTGGTCGGCCACCGCAGCTGCCAACATAACAGGTATATACATCGCCCTGCACCTCGGCCTGTGTAACTGGGACATTGCTGCCATCTTCAAGTGGACGTGCAAGATGGTACTCAACCTGCGTAACACGATGACACCGCCACCAGAAGGCGACCAGCAGATGCTAGGTGAGTTCATGAACGCTCGTCTGGCAAATATTCTCGTAGTCAACGATGGGGCAGACCGTCGTAGCAAGATGACAGAGGTGCCGCAGTTAGAGCCGCGCCAAGAGCTTATGATACGCTACGAGCCAGACACGGCTAAGGTGTACATAACGGCCAGTTCCTTCCGTGAGTACTGCGGGGCACGTAACATCGGTTACCGCTCAACCATCAACGCCATGAAGTCTAAGGGCCTGTATCTGGACTCAGAAAACAAACGTATGTCGAAGGGCATGCGGGTCAACACGGTGCCGGTGCAGGCGTTAATCTTTGATGCTAACCACCCAGACTTCAGTGGCATTACGGACCTAGTCAATAGCGCAGTCGCAGCCGTGAAGACGGACTCGGACGCAGAGTGAAGGTAGCTGGGGTCAGCTACGATATAAACTGGCGCGCCTTCACCAAGGGCGCGTCACTGTTCTTCCCGTGCCTAGACCCCAAAGCCGCCAAGAAGGAAATACGCCCTGTGCTACGCCGACTAAAGCTAAAAGTAGTGTATCGGAGCGTAGTGGATACTAAATCTGGTATTAGGGGTTTACGTATTTGGCGCATGTGATTATAAATGACAACGGAAGATGCTCCTTCCGTTGGTTGATACTACCCCCGCTGGCGCTCCTCCCCAGCGGGGGTTTTTTATTCTATGACTGGTTTTCTGCTTTCGTAGGGGAAGAAGTTCCTCCTCACCGTCGTTATACTCGACGCCACGATAAGATTTTTCTTCTAACGTTTCCGCGCTTTGCAGTGACCGCTCTAGGTCTTCGCCTTCGATTAGGTACTTCCAGCGGGTTACCGTTGCTACCCAGCGGTACCTTGGCGTTGAACCTACGCATCTTCTCGAACACTACTTCCAGTGCTTCTTCGTCGCCATCCCCATACACAGAACGGAACTCTTGGAACAACTCGCCGCGCTCGTCCTTCATGCTGCGCTTCCACTGGTTAGTAGTCCGGTTGATTTCACGGTCGCGTGATAGTTGGTCTGGGGTGAAGCCCAGTACCTGACCAACCAGCTCTCCGACGGTAAACTCCCCTGCGCCACGCACAATCTTATTGGTCTTAGTGGTATCGCCTTCACGCGCTTGACGCTCTGCGGTAAAGGCACCGCGCACGGCTGCTGGTACAAGTTTGGAAAAGCCCTTGGAGTATTCACCGCGAGTGAAGTCATCAACACCGTCAAGCATGTTGGCACTCTGCGATACCTGCGGTGCAAGGTTGGCAATGAAGAAGTTTATCACGTCGTCCTTCGTGCTTTCGCCGTCCCGACCTTCGCGTATCCATAGGCTACTCTGACTTAAGCGCGTACTCCAGTCCCATCCAGTCAGCTCCGACAATAAACCCTTCTGCATAACCCTGACGGCTGTGGAGTCTGGGCCAAAGTTCTGTGGTAGCCACCCAAACCGGAACCTATAGTCTGCATCGTCTGCACCAAGCGGGTCTTGCTTGCGCCACTCTTCCATCTCGTCGTCATCCATAAGGAATGTAGGGATTATGAAGTCGAGAACAGAGGTTATGAACGTGTAACCGAAGTTAGCGGATAAACCTGCCGCTGCTGATGTAAAAGCAATCACCATGGACAGTTCGTTAAACGCCTGTAGCTTGGTCTGCGTCGGGTCTTCCTTGACTAGCGCCTTCAGCATGCGGAAGTAGTACGCAGTGCGCTGCACTGAGTAGGTACGCAGGAAGCCAATCATACGCCGTAGTGGGTCACCACGGAAAATACCGAGTTTTTCTAGCTCTGTGTAGTTACCGATAGTCTCGTTGGTGTTATTAACTGCTGCTTCAACGGCACCTTCGATTGCGGCTTCATGTGACTTACCAGCTTTCTTCAGGCGGTTATACTCAAGCTCAGCAAACGACATGCCGGACACTTCACGCGTAAGCTGGTCAGCCGAACTGAATATCGCACCAGACTTGTCTACAAGCGTTTCATAGGCACCGCTTAGTTTCTGTAACCCTGTATCCCTTGATGTTTTCTTGGTCGGCCTGTCACGTAGAAGCATGTCAGTCTGCTTCTGCGAAAACAAATCCCGCTTCAGGTTTAGTTCGTTCCACAGCCGTGCACGTAAGGGGTTGCTCTTAATGAACGTTGTGTTCCCTATAGTCGGTGCCACTAGTGTCCGCGCACCAGTAACTGGGTCTACGTCTACCGACGCTTCCACTAAGCTGAATACAGGCGTGTACTTGCCCACTGCAGCAAAAGTATCCCTGAACCCATAACGGGCAAACATACGAGGCATAACCTGAAACGGCAGTGTGAGTGGCTGCACCGCAGCGGACGCGATGGATGTCATGAGTGACAAGAACGTAAAGCTACTTATGAACTGCTCTATTGGACCGTACGAGTCGGTATCGTTAGTGGCACGTACACGAGATACAAAGGCATCTACCTGAGTTGTAATCTTAGCCCGTTCCGCAGGGTCCATCTCGTTGCTAATGCTGTCGTACGCAGCTTCAATCTGCTTCTGTATCTGCCCACCATATACCACTTTGGGTAGCTGTGATGAGTACTGTGCTACGGCAGTACGGAACACGTTTAAGACGTCTGCAGACTGTCCGGGTACTAGCTTAGCATGTATAAGCTGCTTCTGAAGGCTGCGTTCTGGCAGTGTCAACAGGTATGTTTGATACAGCTTATTCTTCAGACTTTCTCTAGCTGCTTTACCACCACCTGTCTCGTTTGTAGCTTCACTTTCTACGCCATCTATGACTTTAAACATGCGTTTTAGCATGGCGCTTTCGTTGTCCGCAAAGTCATCACGTAGGTTTTCTAGGCTGTCTAGCCGTTTGAAAACGGCACCGTACTGGTCACTACCGCGCTGTATTCCTAATTTCTTCGCTACCTGCAACTCGAATAGGTTACGCTCCCTTTTGGTGTCAAAGTGGTAGCGCTCACGTTCGGCACGCTTACCGTTCTTCACGATAAGTGCGTATTTACCAAAGCGGCGGAACGGGAAATACTCTTTAGGGAACAGCTTCTGCGGCACACCGGGGTTCTCGTCGTCCTTATCTGTGACTGCGTCTTCGTCTGCATCTAAATCGCCACGTGCTTCTTGTATGAGCTTATCGGTAGCCTTCTTATCTAACCCTAGGTTACGGATATCTTGGTCCTGCGCAGCGCGCAGTGCAATGTGCATATCTTTATAGAACTGGCGGACCTTTTTATATATCTCATGCCCGCCCGGTTGCTTGCCTAGAGCTTCCCATGCATCCCAAGCGGTGTTTATCGCCTTCTCGCGTTTACGCTCACCCTTGACGTTCTTACGTGCCTTTTCAAACCGTAAAACAGGGTCGTTGGCCAAGGCTTCAGCACGGTTAGCATATGCAGTCACGTCAACGCGGTTCACACGGGCAATGGTCATCATGCTAGCCATACGGCCCTGACCGCTTTTATTTACAAAGTCTTCGAACTCCCGGACACGACGCGAAAGCGCAGTGCGCATAGAAGTGCGCATGCCGCGCATGTTTTGTTCCAGCCGGTCAATGCCGTCGATTATAGAACCTAGGCCGGGGAGCTTGTTGGAGATGCCTTTGCGTATAGACGAGGTTGGCGTGAACGGCAGAATTATAGAACCCCTGCCTGCATCTAGTGCCTCAAACGTCGCAGTGCGTTTCTCTTTGTTAGTGAGTTTTGCACCCGCAACAGCTTCGTCGATGCCGTCAAGAAGGCCAGTGGCAGTGTTGGACATCTGGGCTTTGTATAACCCACGGTCCATCTTCTCTTCGGCATTACTAACTGACTTTGCCTTCGTGCCTACAATAGCTTTGTAGTCAGCTTCAGTGGCCTCGAACAGTGGGTTCACGATTTCAATAAGCCGACTAAGGGCAGATGCGTCACCGTCAGGTATGCTCAGCAATGCTTTGAACATGGCTATGAACCTAGTGAACAGCGTATCCTTAGGCCCAACTTTGATACCCCGTAGGTACTCTTGCGCCTTATCGTTGGTCATGCCCCACGCTAGGAACTCATCAAGGTTAGCAAATACATTGCTACCACGGTTGTACCACGACGTTTCTAGTTCTGTAAGCTCTGCACCTGACTTCACCCGTTGGTTAAAGTGGTCTACGACTTCGTTCCGCAGCTCGCGCAAATCGTCAACAAACTTCGATATTTTAGGCGTATTACGGCCAAACCTTTGCGCTACTATAAGCGAAGAAGACACAGCGTGCAGGGCTTCATGCAGAACAACCTCTGATGTATTCCCTGCACGGTTTTCACCCAGCTGCGGTGAGCGAAGGTATACGTCTATTGTTTTGTTATTAACACTTGCAGCAACTGCACCATAGGCAGTACCATAAGCTACACTATTAGGGGCACGGTCGCCCTTTTGCACGATATGGAGCTTAACCTGCAATCCAGCGGCTTCAACCTTGGGCAGCAACGACGCTATACGTCCAGCTAGGTATCCATCATACTCACTAAACGTGTCGTCCGCGTTCCTGAATATCTCTTCCAGCAGGTCGGAAAGAGTACCATCACGGTATTTGTCGATATCCATCCGGGCACCGCCCATTAGGCCACCGGGTTCGACGGGAGATATGTTTAACTCGCCAAGCCGCACACGACGGTCACGCTCGGTTATCTTACCAGCCTTGAAGTCATCCTCAATCTGCTGACGTTCCGCTACACGCGAGGTACGTGCAGTATCCAGCTTAGCGCGGGCACTATCTACAATGGCTGTCTGCGCCGCGTTAAGACCGCTCTTTAACTCTGCTAGGGTAGCTTCTGCAGCTTTTCTCTCTGGGTCCCTAGTAGGTAAGTCATATACAAACTGTTGCTGAAGTTCGACTTTGTCGCTTAGGTCTAACACCGCACGCCACTGCGGGCGTATATCTTCTGGCTTATCCCGCAGCTGCAGCCGGTTCTCCGGTGCACGCATATAGTCAAGCACTTCGCGCATCTCGGCATTGGTAATCTCTTGGTTATCGAGTGCCGCCTGTAGGTCGGTGTTTAATGCTCCTTGCGCCCGCATACCATCGGTTAGCTCGGCAGCGCCTTCTACGGGGCGACCTTTCATATTACCTTGTACACCGCGCTGTACCGGCTTTACCCCACGGGCGTAGCCCGGAGCCACCTTGGTTACGGGCACTTCAGTTACTGCTTCTTGTACAGGTTCCTGTACAACTTCAGCCTGCGCAAACTGCGGCTCTTCAAAAGCAGGAGCAACTCCCTCTACGCTTGGCGCGGCCTGTTCGGTTACTGGCGCGGCTTCAACAGGGTTAGGGGCTATACCCAAAGCTGTCAGCCCATCGGTAACTATTTTCGCTGCGTCAAAAGGCTGCTGGTTGGCAGCTAGTCGTGCTATCTGCCTAGCCGCTGTACCTACGAACTTGGTAGGGATTTTTACGCCCACCATGCCCGGTATAGACTCGATAATGCTGGATACGATTGGCTTAGCAGCCTCAATCCGACTAGCCATATTAGGTGCATCGTATACCGCACGTAATGGTGCGGGTTCTACAGCGGGGGTAGGTTCGGAAGTTGGGGTAAGTATAGGCGCTGCGTCAGCAGTGGGTTGTATATCTGGTGTTGTGTTAGGGGCAGCTTGTGTGTCTGCAGCTGTTTCTGTGCCGCGCTTGAGTACGGAGTCAATGGCATCATATGCATCGACTTCAGGGCTTTCTACAATTATCCTTGCGGCTTGCGCCTTCTGGGCATCGTCAAGCTCTGTAACGCCGTAGGCATCTTCAAAGTCAATACTAGCGTCATCGAATACCTGCTGTATGTCAGGCATAGCAGCTTCAATTTCTTCGTCGGTAGCAACTTTTGGTTCGACCCGCTGTACCTCTTCAGCGCCAGCTTCTACATCAGCTTGTTCGTCTACGCCTGTCTCACGAGCACGTTGTGCACGCTCGGCCTTCTTTCGCTCAGCTATTGTGCTAAGTGCATATTTCTTTGCTTCTTCTTCAGGTATACCACTACTAACAGACAACCGTGAAACCAGCTCATCATACTCGGCTCTGTCTTCGGGGGTGGTAATAACTTCCTTCTCTACAGAGTCTAGCATCTCTGAAGGTATGTTACCTAGAGGTGTATCCTTTATATCGGCTGGCTTAAGCGAGGTGTCTGGGCTTCTGCTGTTTAACCCACCACTGACTGCGCCGAACCCACCACCCAGTAACGCCGCGCCTATGGCAGCTTGTTTATACTCTCCGAACGCGTCATCGTCGGATAACGATAGGCCTGCTTGCCAGCGCTCTAGTGTGGTCTGTGCTAGTTCTTGCGGTATTTCAAAGGCTACGCCCTTACCGGTGCCTGTAGCTACACCTTTGACGAACGAAAGAGTACCCTTCTCTGCCGCATCCGCAATAACTTCTCCTGCTTCTTGGGCGGCTTTCTTACCACCCAAACCTAGCAGTGGGCGGGCAAAGGGGAATAGCTTAGCGATACCGGAGAAGGCCCTACCACCTGCTGCGTCAAGCACAGTTTGTCCTGCAGCGGCAGTGAGTGCTTTGGCTAGAGAAGTTTCTTCCGGTGCTTTGCCTTCGGCAATGGCACGTTCTTGCTCTTGGGCCTGACGGAGAAGGTTCTGCGTAGTATACTGCGTACCTGAAGTCGCACCGGCTGCAACAAGACCCCCGACGGGGGTGGAAACAAAGCTGAACCCGACACCGGCAGCGAGAGGCGCTAGCGCATCGCCTATAGAACCACCCAGAGCCTGCTTGAATGCTACCCAGTCAGCACCCTCACCGAACTCAACACCACGGTATTTAGAGTTACCTGCTGCTACAAACGCACGGCGAGTCTTTTCGTTAGGGTTCGCAGCAAACGCAGCGGCTTCATCGGCCAGACCCAGTGTCTGTGCACGGTCAAATATAGAACTCCAGAAGCCGCCTTCTTGGTCTACGTCGCTCCAACTGTTAGGGTCGGCGGGGTCTTTACCTACAAAGCGAAAACCATCCTCTACCGCCCCTTTCTTGGGGGGTAGTCGTTTCCAGTTGTTTGGGTCAGCGGGACTACCCCCTGCAAACCGAAACCCGTTGTCTACAGTGCCGACTTTCGGGGTAGGTGGTGGCATTATATATAACCTCGGAGTTATTGATATCTAAACGCTGGGTTCTGCTTTTCGGTTTGCTTGCCTTTAAGCTTATCGCCAAACAGCTCTGCTTCGCCCTCACCAATACCTTTATACCTAGCTCCAAGATATTCCTTAGCAGCCTCTTTAAGTGGTCCGCCTTGAAGGAACATCTGGAACACCATCTGGTCAACGTCAAGACCCTTGTTCTGGGCAGCTGCGATTTCGGCGTAAAGCTGGTCACGTTGCAGCTTAAGCGCCTCTTTTTTGTATTCGAGCTCTGCCTTGCGTGACTCAATACCTTCGTTAAGCTGGGCAACCTTACCAGTGAGGTCAACGCCCATACCCATGACTTCGATTTTCTCTTTGCGGCTAAGGTTTGCAAGCTGACTACGTTCGCGCTGCATCTCGCGTATATCTTTTTCCTCTTCGTCTAGTCTCTTTGAGATGTCTGCGGCACCCCCACCAAGACTTCCAAGCACACTACCCAAAGTGCTCTTGTCCTTTGACTCAGCAATACGCTGTGAAAGATCACCTAGACCCGCGAAGAACGCATCTTTTTTAGCTTGTGCACGGCTCTCAGGAGATAGTTTTTCTGCAAGTTCTTTACGAAGCTCAATGTCCTCTGCGGACTCTTCTGGCATCATGCCAGTTAGCATGTCGATAGTGCCGCGTAGGTTCGTAGGCATGCCATAGAGAGTCCTATCTCCCTGCGCTGCATCTACAAGCTCTTTAGGGTTTTTAAACTTACCTGAAGCAACTTGTGGCGCAATGTTCTTAAAGAACTCTGTCGGGTCCATACGGTTACCCTCTGCGTCACGAGCACCGAAGTGCAGGTGATAGCCTCCGTTTTTACCACTAACGCGACCGGTGTTGCCGGACAACCCAATAACGTCGCCCGGACCTACTTCCTGTCCCGGTTCGACGTTGAACTCTGATAGGTGGGAATACGACGAGCGCGTGCCATCTGGGTGTTCTACAATTACAAAGTTACCGTTAATATTATCGGTAGACGCCTTAATGACCTTACCCGGCGCTGGAACTCCAATCGGGGTTTTATCGCCCACTCCGAAATCCAACCCCTGATGCGTACCCGTGCTGCGTTTTACCCCGTACGGCGAAGTAATAGAAGACCGCATCCAATCCGTAGGGCTAATATCGCCACCCTTACCAAACGCAACCATACCACCACCTGCATAGCCGTCGTCAAAGCCGCCGTTACCGGGCTCATCAAACATAGTATCAGGTATAGGGAGTTCAGAAAGACCACCGCCAGAAGCATACGGGGGCACCATGCCGCCTTCAGCCATACTAGGCATTTCCTGCGGAGCCATTTCTTGCGGAGGCATCTCTTGCGGAGCCATACCCATTTGCGGTGCAGCATCCATAGGCGGCATAGCCGCAGCTTGCGGTGTAGCACCGAGACCGGCAGGGGCACCCATAGGTGGCTGAGGCGGTGCGGGAGGAGCAAATACTTGCTGCGCTACAGTCTGTTGGGGGGCAGCTTCAGTCTGCGCAGCCGACCGCATGCGGTCAATAAACATACCAGCCAGCGTACCTGCAGTTGGGTCAACAATACCCATCTGCATAGCTTCAGCTATCTTCTGTTTGTTGCCGCCGTAGTCCTTGGCTATCTCCTCGGGGGACTGTATAGTAAACGGTTGGCCTGCCATTTTAAATTACCCCCGCCCTGTTAGCAGTATTGTAGATAGCAGCAGCGCCGAGACCGCCGCTAACAATCTGTGAACCCAGCGAAGCATTAGGGGCGTACGCAGTGGTTGTCGAGTTAGGAGTTACAGGCACACCGCGCAGTAAGCTGCTATACTGTTGAAGCTGCTCAGTTTGGTACCCCTGCTGGCGCAGGAAGTCCTGATATGCCATATCGAGGTACTGCTGTTGGAGCGCCTGCTGCTGCGCCGCAGTCTGGGTCTGCTGACCAAACCGTGCAAGGTCTGCCTGTGAGCGAGCACTACCGATATTGGTAAGGGTCTGACCCATCTGACCCGCTTGTCCGAGACCTGCAAGGCGCTGCTGCGAACCAAACTGGCGCGACTGCTCCTGCATACGCTGACGCTCAAGGTCTGAACTCTGGTTTGCCCGGAGAGCTTCGAGGCCCGCATTAGTGCCCAACTGCTGCGTCTGCAGTGCTGCTTCAAGGTTCTGTGTGCCAGTAGTAAGCTGCGACTGCTGGTTAGCCAGCGCAGCGCGCATAGCTTGGTCAGCGTTAAGTCCTTGCGTCTGCAGCTGCGCTGCGAGGTTCTGCACGTTAGCCTGCGAAGCAGAGTCAAGGTTAGCAAGTGCAGTACGTAAGCCTGTCTCGGTACCGAGTTGCTGTGTCTGCA